GCTCAATTCCAGCCTACAGGTCGAAAAGTCCGACAATCTGCTCAGACTGATCCAGGACAAGCAGAAAGACGAGATCGAGGGAGCCGATACCTGGCTAAAAATGGAGATTGTCGAGTTTCAGCCACACGCCCTCGATGATGTCGAAACCTCAGTCGTGCTGCAGCCAACCGGTGAGGGGCAGATCAAGTCCAAAATGACGCCTGCAGAATCCAAGGTTTACGACGCACTGGTTAAAGCCGTCGATACTCACGGCAAAATATCGAGTGATTTCTCGTGGCGTTGGTGCTCCGAGGAAGAGTGGCGAAACGTTGCGTTTTCGATGTCAATTTCGACCGGTGGAGTGGACGCACAACGCAAATCATTCAGGCGTAATGCTGACCGATTATTGCAGAAAAACATCGTTGCGAAGGACAAAGACCGCGTTTGGTCGGTTCAAATGGCAAAAGACGGACCGGACAAACCGGACATGGTGGGACAAAATGGAAATGTCCCACGGGTATTCAATTAAATCAAGGGGTTAGCACATGGATAAACAGGCGTGGGACATTGATGGGACATTAAAAGGCGGCGACAAAGTGACCGGACGGACAAACCCCCACTATAGGGGTTGTCCTGTCTGTCCGGTCTGTCCGACTGTCCGATGATTACTGTTTCAGTTGTAGATAAAAAAGCGGTGGCTATGGAGCGGAAGTGGGGTGCTGATCGATTACCCAGGTTGGTATCAGAATTGCTGCAGGCAAAATTTGAAAATCAAAAGGGATTATTCGACGAGGCTGTATCGAGTAACGATGAAACAAAAATTGACCATTATGGCGGTGGCATGATCCGAGCCTGGGAAGCATTAGATCAGGCAGCTACCCAGGAAGGCCACAGAGCTCTAGCAGATACAATCTGGACCGTTAAGCACCAAGGCACGGGTAAAGTTATCGGGATTCATAACGGCGACGTAAACCTGGTCGAGTTACAAGAGGCTGCCGAGGTGTCATTTAGCCTGGCTGACCTGGTGAAGTTCATTCCTGACCTGGCAGTGTCGGCGCTCGAGGTGTTCCCAGGTTCGAAAGTGTTGAGTGTAAAGGAGGGTGATCCGAATGACGAAATCCCCTTCTGACTTAGGCAATAGACGCTATTGCGTTTTACCGGCTCGGGTTTGTTACGATAGCAAGCTGCACATCACCACGCTGCGGGTTTTAATGGCAATTTGTATCCATACGAATGGTGCAGGCGTTGCATGGCCAAGCAGGGAAACAATAGGGCGGATTGTTAGCAGGTCCAAGGATACAGTCACGAGGCACACCAAACGGCTAGTCACTGCTGGTTATCTTAGAAAGCTCAAGCCTAAAAAGTATCCAATCCCGCGTCGAACTAACCACCATTGGTCAACGTCGCGTTACCAGGTGCTGTTCGAGGGCGTTAAAACCAAGCTACCGACGAAAGAGGAGTTTATGGCTGCAAAGCCTCAAGTGAGGACAGATGAGCCGACGACTAAGACCGCAAGCGATAACCGACAGGGGTTTAAGGGGAGAGATTTGCAAATCCCCGCAATCGCGCAGGCATTTGTCGCGGGAGTCGAAAGAATGTCCGGCCAGCTGCGAATTGCTGATGAAAACCTGGTGGAGGCGGCTCGCCTGGCAGCCAATGGCATAAAACCAGAGCAGATCCTTGATTTCAGCCAGAATATGAGCAGGCAGCGGCTCGAGAACGGGCAGACTCCACCGCTCACACTAAAACAAGTGGCAGATTGGGCAGGATTGAGCTAGATTTACAAAAAGCAAACGTTCGTTAGGGATTTGATGCAGGTGAAAATTACGGCAAAATTAAATGACCGCGTTTTCAAAATCGGCGCGAAACGGACCCTTGGGGGGGGCGGCGGCGCGCGTTTCTGTCGGGGGTGTCATAAAAAATTTTGGTGGATCTCAGATGTTTGATTACAAAACAGACGACCCGATAGTGAACGCCGTAATCCGCAAATACAGCCTCCGTTCAGCAATGGGCATGAAACTGTACGGGCAGAGTATGGCAGCCAACGATAAACCAATCGCTAAATGGCTAGTCGATCTGCAGGAAGAGCTCATGGACGCCTCCCTGTACCTGCAGAAGATCCTCGAGACTGAGGATTGTTCCGAGTGTGGTGAGCGGTATATCGAGTGTCTTTGTGTCGAGTGCCCAGAATGTTCAAAACAAATATTGGAATGCATCTGTGTCGAAGTCTGAACCGTTGAGCGTCCGACAGGCCAGGGCTGCCCTCAAGTCCGAGGACGAAAACCTCCGCGAGGCAGTTACCAAAGAACTGACGGCTATTGCAGCCAGCGAACTGACGGACGTTTTAACCTGGGATGAAAACGGGATTGTGACCCTGACCGGCACGGACCAGCTACCGGATAGGGTAAAGAAGGCAATCAAAAAGGTGAAGGTAACACCTAGTAAGGCTGGTACGTCTATCGAGGTAGAGATGCATGATAAAATTGCGCCTCTGCGCCTCCTGGCAAAACACACGGGGATGCTCGATGGCGTACAGGATCAAAACAAACCAAGTGTAATAGGGATTAATTTGCGTGGCCCAAAAATCATCGAGGTGGCTGATGACACACTGGACGGCGAAGGCGATTAAAGAGGTACGCCTCGAGCAGGGCATATCTCAACGCGAGGTAGCTGCTCGAGCAGGCGTGGCAAGCAACACGGTTATGCGTGTCGAGCGAGGCATCTACGAAACGAGTTTTCAGAACATCGAGGCGATATCGATGGCCTTGGGCTATGAGCTCGACATGATAAAGATCCCCGATGAGCCGTAAAACATCTGCAGATCGTGGGCCCAGGCGCAGGCGGCAGGAAACGACCGAGGCTCTGACCGATTTTGAGTTGGACTTTAGCGAGTCGCCCACGGTCTGGAAGTTTCTCAATAGCGATAATTTCGTGAGAGGGATAATGGGACCGGTTGGGTCTGGTAAATCCTATGCCTGCTGCGCGGAGATATTTCTCCGAGCCGTTAAACAGGCACCATCACCCAGGGATGGTATTCGCCATACCCGCTTTGCCATAATCAGAAACAGTTACCCCGAACTCCGAACCACTACCCTTAAAACGTGGCAGGAGATATTCCCCGAGAATAAATGGGGGGCTATGCGGTGGTCGCCTCCGATTACGCATCATATCCAGTTACCCGCCAAGGATGGGGCTGCAGGCATCGATTGTGAGGTGATATTTCTCGCACTCGATCAGCCTCGAGATACCAGGAGGGTTTTATCCCTGGAACTGACCGGAGCCTTTGTCGATGAGGTGAGAGAACTACCGAAGGCTATTATCGATGCTCTGACCTCGAGGGTGGGCCGGTATCCATCTAAGCCTGATGGTGGTGCCACCTGGCGGGGCGTGTGGATGTGCTCCAACCCGATGGATGATGACCATTGGTATTATCGCTTGGCGGAGAAGGAAAAGCCTGGAAAGGGTAAATGGGCGTGGAAATTCTTTCGGCAGCCAGGCGGTGTTGCCGAGGGCACAGGCGACAATGAGATATTTTCCGCTGGTAAACATTGGATACCCAATCCGAAGGCGGAGAACATTAACAATCTCCCGCCAGGATATTATCAGCAGCAACTTCAGGGCAAAAACCTGGATTGGATACAGGCGTATGCGGCTGGCAAATATACCTATGTGCAGGAGGGGCGGGCAGTCTGGACGGAATACAGTGACAGTACGATGAGCACCGATGACATGGAGCTCGATTACAGCCTGCCTATTCATGTTGGGCTGGACTTTGGTTTAACCCCTGCAGCCGTTTTTGGACAACGCTATCCGAATGGAAGGTGGAATGTTTTTTGGGAATTGGTCACTGAGGATATGGGACTCGAGCGGTTTGGGCAGATGCTCCTGTACGAGCTCAACACCCGTTTCGATAAACTTGAGCCGTTGATATGGGGTGATCCAGCTGGACAAAAGCGCGATGAGATATTTGAGGTAACATCATTCGATCACTTGCGTACCCTGGGCCTTAACGCCAAGCCAACCGCCAGCAATGATTTCCAGGTCAGGCGCGAGGCGGGGGCTGCACCCATGACACGGTTGATCGATAACAAGCCTGGGCTGCAGGTTCACACCGATTGCCATCAGCTGCGTAAAGCCCTGACGGGCGGCTATCATTTCAAGCGGGTAGCGATAGCGGGTGGCCAGGAACGGTTCCGCGATGCGCCAAACAAAAACCAGAGCTCTCACGTTGGGGATGCTTACGGGTA